CTTGGAGAAAAGCGGCGCGTTGCCTCGAATGTGGACCTTTACCTAGATGTCCTGGTCGGCCCTCGCCGGCGGGCTCTGACTTACATCCGGCTCCCGGATAAGCCTAACGCCTTCGACCTCGAAGCCCTCGGGCATGGCAATCCAGAATCTTACGATGAGGATCGGAACGGAATTCTTATTCTCGATGAGCTCGGGACTTGGCTGAATTCGCGATCGTTTCAAGACAAGTCGCGGGCGGGCCTGCTCGATTGGCTAATTCATGCCCGAAAATTAGGCTGGGATGTTTTTCTGATCGTCCAGGATGCGGCCATGATTGATAAGCAAGTGCGGACGGCGCTTATTGAATATGAAGCCAAGTGCATGCGTCTGGATAAGGTCAAGCTCCCTCTAATTGGCGGGGTCCTGAATGACATCTTTGGCGGTCGGGTGGGCTACATGCCCCGGATGCACCTGGTCGCGGCTCGCGTGGGCGAGGGTGCTAATGCGGTCGTTGCGGAGCGGTGGCAGTATCGTGGCGATTGGTTGCACAAGGCTTATGACACTCGTCAAGTATTCCGTGCTGACTACCCACATGGTGCTCACTCGGTATTGCACCCTGATCGGTTTTCATCGGCGCCCTTGCCTTTGACCTGGTGGCAATCGCTCCGAGCTCGCTTAGCTCCGGCGAAAAAAACGCGGCTCCCATTGAAGCCTAAGCTGGCCTGGGTCCTGGATGCTCAGCAGCTGGCGCCTGATGAGGCATGGCGGCTCGCCGGATCCAAAAATGGAACTGTGAGCGTTTCACGTGAAACGTTAGCGATTACTTGAGTCTGCCGACGTTTCACGTGAAACGTTAGCGGTATGGTATTGTTGCAAACAGTTACACCTTATTGCGTGCATGTTGCGTAATAACAACCGCAAATCACTGTTTCGCTGTCAGAATAGGCCTTCCGCAATCGAAAGGGCTATTATGAACTACGGCACAGACAGACAGTTGACCGCGCTCCTCGTGGGGTGCGATGGGTTGTTCAGGGTGGGCGAGATAAAGGTCTACTGGTACGGCACCGACGATTTCCAGGTGCTGCTTACGATCTTCAGCCCTCGGCCGCTGTCTTCGCTCGAAGCTCAGGGGCCGCGCCCGCCTCCTGAGTTCTGGACATTGGCCAGCACCCGCGCGCCTGAGGCCGGCCGTCAGTTCGCCACGGTGGCGGCGGCGATCAACGCGGCGGCGTCGATTCAGACCCGCGCAGACCCGACCTTGACGCGCGTCAACGTCCTCGTAAACGTCGAGGGCTGATCCGTGAACAACGTCGACGTGGGGCCGTCGAGCCTGGCGCGGTGGTTGGCCAGGCTGCGGGGCCTTTACCTCGCCTGGCCGAGCAACATCCGGGCAAATGAACGTCTGATGCGGGAAGTCGCGGCGGCGCTGATCGCGCCCGGCTGCTGACACCTCCTGACCAGGTCGCGCAATCGACCTGGTCAAGTCTCCCGTTAGGCAAACCGCCACACTGATAAGCGCGTTGCCCTAAATCGCGGCCTGCGCATGCTGGCGGTCCGGTTGCATGCTGCCCCTTGCCCCGCAGGGGTCCGGGCGTGCAGCCCGGAGGGTATGCAAGCCGGGGCTTACTCGGCCGGCGCTGCGGGTGTTGTGATGCGCTCGAATAGCGCGCGCTGCATTCTCTTTTGCTTGCTCGCCGGCTTCGCGTTGGCCACCACCATCGCGGCGGCCCATTGCCGCGCCTGGTCCGCGGGCAGTTCGAGGATGTCGCATATCGCGGCGGCGCTGTCCGGGGTCATGGCGGTGCGGCCATGGCGCCAGTCGCTTACCCGGCTCCGTGGTACGTCCAGCCTTTTGGCGAGTTCTAAGTCTGTCTTAACACGAACTTTGGCCAAGTCCAGTAGGGTTTTCACGTCACGCATGGTCTAGAATTTTTGTACAGAATCCAGCCGTCCGCCATCCCTCACCCGAAGGTCAAGAATGCCACAAACCACGGTCCTTTCCGCTGCAGTCTTGAACCGTCCTTTAGCTGCTGGCGGTGCTGCTGGCGCGCGCAGCGCGACGGCAGCACCGACGGCAGCTGCTCTCCCCCGTGCTGTAACACGGGGGGAAAGTTTGCCCTCCCGAACAGGAGAGCAAGCCGCGAAAGTGGATTGGCTAAATGCCACTTTTCCCGGACCTGATCGCTACACCCAGGCCCAGTTTTTGGCCCTTCTCACCCGTGTCTTTCGTCGCCCTCTGTCTGGCGTGGAGGGGCGAGGGATGTTCGGCTTTGACAAGGGCATCAAGCTCCATGCTTCGGTCGGGTCGCGGACCTTCCCGATTGGCTTCCTCTGCTACGGTGGGGCCAGCCAGGCCGGCCGGTGGATGCTGCAGCTGACCGGCTCCGGCTGTAGCGTGGTGTCCTCGTGGTCGCGTCTGGGCAAGCTGCTGGCGGCGCTCGATGCGCGTATCACTCGCTTGGATTTGGCGGTGGACTTCCTCGATGGCCATATTGGCGTAGACGACGCTGTAGCGATGCACAAGGCGGGGCGCTTCACCTCGGGCGGTCGCCCTCCCACGACGACATGCGCGGGCGATTGGATCGACCGGGAAAAGGGGCGCACCCTCTACGTCGGCAGTGCCGCGAATGGGAAGCTGCTGAGGGTGTACGAGAAGGGCAAACAGGGCGGCGATCTGAGCTCCGAGTGGGTCCGGTTTGAAGTGCAATTTGGCAACCGCGACCGGGTCATTCCGTTCCGCGCGTTGACTGAGCGCGACCTGTTCTTCTGCGGTGCCTATCCGGCCCTGGCGGAGATGCTGGAGCACGCTAGCGAAAAGATTCTTACCTCGCAGACAGCGGGGCGCGTCGGCATAGGCCATTTGATGTTTCACCTCCGACGGTCTTACGGCAAGCTCGTTTCGACCCTGACCGAGTGTTTCCAGGCCCAGGCGGCGGACCTCGTCCAAGAATTTCGGGTAGTGGGTACGCCGCGCCGTTTGCGGCCGGATGTCCTCGCCTCCCAGCTGACGTGGGCCCAGCTGCTGGCACACATTCAAAGGTGATTCGTCATGATCAAAATTCTGGTTCTCGGTGTTGAAGGCTCAGCGGGCGTCGGTGCCAAGTCGGGCAAGGCCTACGACATGGGCAAGCTCTTTACAACGGCTCCCCTTGCGCCCCCGATGGGCCAGGGCGTGGCGCTCGGCGTGATGGGCATGGAGCTCCAATGCGTCGATTCGTCTATCCCGCGCAGCCTGGAAAAGTGCCAATTCCCGGTCGAGTGCGATGCGGACATCCGCACCGTCATGCGCTTTGGCAAGGCGGAGCAATTGGTCTTCTCGGCTAAGCCGGTGGCCGGCGGCAAGTAGCCATCCCTTCCCGCTAACTCTCGGAGTACTCCATGGGCTTTGTGTTGATCGGCGCGTTTCTCTACCTGGTGCACGGCGTCCAGGCGTCCTTTCATGCTTGCGACGCTGCAGCTGCTGGCCTGACCTGTCAGGAAAGCATCGGCCCGGCGGAGCGGTATCAGGCGGCGCACAACGGCGTGCAGGGTGCCTCTGTGGTCCGTCGGGTGGGTGTGGTGCTCGATCATCGCGGCCAGGTCGTGGCGGCGGTGCCTGAGACCTTTGCGGTGTCGGCTCCTTTGGAGCAAGGCCGGGCCGTCGGCCTGGCTGATGCCTTCGGGGTGCGCCCGTGACCGCGCGCCTGGCCTGGCTGATCGTGGCCTTCTTCGTGGTGTCCTTGGCGTCCTTCGGGGCCTCGGCCCAGTGGGTGCAACCGGCGACCGAAGTAACAGCGGCGGCGCTCCTGGCGCAGTCCGAAAAGCTTTCGACGCTGCTTGAGGGCGTGCTGTGGGCTGTCATGTGCTGCATTACCTTCTTTGGCTATTCGGTCGGCGCTCGGGAGTAGCCGTGGTTGAGAGTGCGTTGTTTTGGTTTGGAGCTGCTGGCGTGTTTTTCATCACCGGGTATTCGGCCGGTCTTGCTCGCTCTTTCATCCGTCGGATTTACGGCGTGGTGTGATGTGAATTCGGGTCTTTTCCCGCATGCGTTCCGGCGCTTTCCGGTGGTTGTTTTTCTGGAGGTTTTGCCATGTTGAAGTCGAAGATTTTCCCGGTTGCGCTGCTCGGCCTGATGGCCGGTTCTGCACAAGCTGAGGCCCCGGCGGCCTTCACCACCGCCATCACTGCGGCGACGGCGTCCAGCCTGGCCATGGCCGGCGCTCTGGTGGTCATCGCGGGCGCGGTGGTCGTGGTGATGATCGCCATCAAGTTTGTCAAGCGTCTCAAGGGCACGGTTTAATCCGGTGTCCATGGGGTCGGGCGGCGTGCTGCCCTTCCCTATGCACATCCCTCGGATTTCCTCGGCCTTATTCTTTCTCCTGCTGGCCAGTGGCGCGGCGGCGTTGTTGCCTGGGGCTGCGGTCGTCCTGGCGCCCGCCATGACTGCGATGCTTGCCAGGGCCACCAATGCGGCTGTGGCAGCCATAGGCACGACTGCGGTGCGGGCGTCCCTGCCTCGTGTTGCTGCGGTGGCCGGGGTAGCTGTTCCGGTCGTTGTGTCGCGCTCAGTGCCGCGCGGTGTGCTCCTGGCGGCTGGCCTTGGCGCGGGGGTGGCGGGGCTCTCTCTGCACGATGCAATGTCCCTCAATAATGGTCGGGTCAGCATGGCCCCGGGCGGTTTTGGTTTCCTTATGGACTTCGGTGAACCGCCCACGAATGCCTTTCTGTTCGTGTCGCATGGTGGCTACAACATGTGCCCTCAGAGCGGGCTGAATTTCCAGGCGGTCTATGCCCTTTGGCGCCCTTGCGCTATGGAGCAGTTGCAGGCGGAGTCGCCCGGTATGAACGTAACCTCAGGGGTTACTTCGACGGTTCACCCGAATATCCCTTTTTCAATTTCGGGCGGGTATTTCTCGGTGCGGTTTCCGTCTGGCGAAGAGTCGCACAGAGTGAGTGATGGCCAAAGCTACGTGCAGCAAAATGTGCTCGGGTGCCATAAGCCTAACTCGGGGTCGCTTGCGTCCAATCCGTCGCTTTGCACCACGGCGCCGTTGTTCTGGCAGCCTGCAAGCCCGGCCCAGGTCGCGACCAGGCTGGCGCCTTACCTTACCGGCTCTCAGTTGGAAGAGTATGCGAAAGATACTGGTGATGCGGGCGTGGTAATAGCCCCGAACCTGGCTCCACAGACCACCACGGGTCCGGCGACGGTTGCGTTACCGCAAACGACCACGACAGCCACGGCGCCCGATGGGACGGTGACAACACGGGTTGTTACCCCGACGGCGAATATCACTTACCAGGGCGATAACGTGACCTGGAATATTTCGACCACCACCACCACCACGGTGGCCGCGCCTGGCGTTGCACCGGTCGTCACCGTCGAGACTACCGGGGTACAGAGTGCACCAGGCGTGGACCCGGCCCCGGCTCCGGAGGAAAAGGACACCTGCGGCATGCCTGGCACCCCTCGATGCAAGATAGACGAGGGCGGCACGGTTGAGGTGGCAGTGGACCCGGCGGACCCGACCCCGGCGGCGGATGGTCTTTTCGATGTGCTCGAAAACCCTCCGGCGGCTGATTTGGCGTTCACCTGGTCGTTTGCCCTTCCCTCGGTCTGCACCGTTATGGATGTCGGACTATTTGCGGGCAATATGGTTACTCTGGACCTGTGCAGATTCCAGCCGATCATTCACGGCGTAATGTCTTTTGCATGGATTCTCATGACGGTGTTTATATGCATCGGCATGGTCACGCGGACACTTGGCGGGAGTAGTTAAAAATGCCCTTATTCGCTTCCCTCGTCGCTCAGCTATTCGCGGGCGCGACCTTATTTCTTGCGAAGATTTGGGCGGCGCGTATTGCCCTCCGGGTTGCTGCAGTTCTTGCGATCACGGCGCTTGGTGCGGGGGTTATGCTCCTTTTCAATAGCACGGTCGCCCCGCTGGTCGCCCAGTTGTTTACAACGGACTTGGGGCAATTGCTTGGCCTGGCGTTCCCGCCGGTGGCTGGCACCTGCCTTGCTGCGATCTTCGTTCTGTGGGCGGCCTGCATCACGTATAGGCTGCAAGTCCAGGTTATCAAAGTCACTGCGAATATCTGACTATGAAATTCTTTAAGTATCCCGTTTGGATCGTTGTGCCCAGGTTTCACCGCATGGGGCGTTATCGGCTCTGGCGTTTTCTCTGCTGGGGGCTGGAATGGCGGTCTACGCTGTAGTTGGCAAGTTGGGCACCGGCAAGACAAAATTTTCGGTTTGGCGCGCGCAGTTGGCGCTTGGAGAAAAGCGGCGCGTTGCCTCGAATGTGGACCTTTACCTAGATGTCCTGGTCGGCCCTCGCCGGCGGGCTCTGACTTACATCCGGCTCCCGGATAAGCCTAACGCCTTCGACCTCGAAGCCC